TAAATTATAAGAACCGCCTCGAACACCATCAGCTGATGTAGCATATGCAAATATCTTTGAACCATTCTCTAATTCAATATTACCTTTATTCCAAACCACAACACCTTGTTGTAACCATAAAGGTAAATACTCATAAGCCTTTGTTAATCGATCCAAAATTTCACGAGCTAATGAACCTTTATTTGCTAAAATACCAACTGTATAATCTGGATTAAATAAAACAGACCATAACATATAACCTACTGTCGTGGTTGTTTTACCAACCTGACGAGGCATTTTTGCAATACAAAAACGATTCTCATGGAAAGTTTTGACCATTTCTTCTTGGAATGGCCACATATCAAACGGAACCAAACCATGGTCTACATTTACAATTTTTACATAATTTCGTATAAAGTGTACCGGGTCTTCGGTACATTTAATAATTTCTGCTACTTGTTCTTCTGTGTAAGATAATTCAACACCTACTTTTTTTAGGCGTTGGTTTCCCAAATATCCATCAATATTATCCATAATAATTTTTAATAATTATTTAATTAAACTACTCAAGAACCATGCTTGTTTTTGATGTTGGTCTAATATATCTTGTAGAAAGTTAGAGATTGCTGGTTCATCAGCTTGGTCAGCTAAAACAATACCAGCTCTCAAATGAATAATGAAGCGGTCATTATCACTTTTTAATTGTGTGAGCATTCCAATAGCAGGAGGAATATTTTCATTATCTTGAATATCACACAACTCAAGCATTCTATCTAAACCTGTTGGTGCATAAGCACCCAATGCACGAATCTTTTCAGCGATTAAATCTGTGTTATTAAAAACTTGCTCATATAGTTTACCTAAAAACTTATGATACTGAACAAAGTCTGAACCTTCTATATTCCAATGAAACGAGTGAGCTTTAAAATATAAACCAAAGTTTGTGCCCAAAATAACTTTAAGTTGTTCAATCAATTTTTCCATAGTAATCCTTATTTATTGTTCTTCAAAAACTTAACTAATTCATTTGTAGATCCAACAAAAATAGCCTTATCTACATTTAGATTTTTTGCGTTTCCTGCAAAACCATCTGCATTAGGTATTAAATCTTTGCGTTTTTTTTGCAATTCTAACAAATCTTTATTCATATCCGCCAAATTTTTAATTAAAGTTGCAGCTACTTCATAGGCGCGAGGATGCTCTGATTCTTTAGCCACAGATAATAATTGGTCCATGGCTTGGTTACCTTTAGTAATTAAATCCTTCATATTGTTTCGAGCAAAAGTAGCATCTTCTTCAACTTGATTTGGAGATATAACTTCGGTAGACTGAACCTCTATAATCGGATTGATTTCAATAGGTTCGATATTAAGAACTTTGGATAAATTATTGTTCATTTTAGACATTATGTATTAGGCCATTCATAAATTGTTTCAGAGAAACCAAATTCATCATCAACATTAGCTGTAATTGGATCTGGTGTGGTTATAATTAAAACCGCTCTTAATGGATTCGTATCAACCGAAGTGACCGTATAAGAAGCGTTACTTGTTGCACCAACTACAATATCATTCGCTTCAAGGAGTTTATTTAGGTTACTTATCACCAAAATACCGGTATTTGAATTACTAAAATAAGATACATCGCCAGCTATATCTCTGGCTGTTACAAAAATGGTTTCCTCATCAGCAAAATAACCAGACCCGTTTGCTTTATCAACAAATACTTTTTGTGAAGTTCTTGATTGAGTATCAATGAAAATACTTGTATTAGCTTGACGAATAATTTTGCCTGATTTAACCGGAGGCCAAATATAACTTTTAGCTGTAAATTCTAGGTTCCATATAATCAAACGTGTTGATAGCATATCACCTTCATAATCAACTTCATTTGCCACAGAATTTAACAACACAGGCATATCATATTTTTGATCCATAGATGGAACAAAATCTACAGTAACATTGAAATCAGGAGTAAAAAATGGCAATATTTGTTCAAGTATTTGTGTACCGTCTTCGGTATTTCTTACATAGATTGACATTGAAAAATCAAAATTATAAGGAATAGGTGCAAACTGTGTTTTAATACCGGTAGAAGTATTCGCTGAGAAGTTTTGCAAAGTTGACGCCTGCTTGCGAGAGGTATCATAACTCATTCCAGTCAACTCAAAGGATATACGAGGAACGACCGTGGCGACAGATTTAGTTAGGTTAGGGTCTGAAGTAATACGAGTTAAATATTTCTCTTTGGATCCATAGGATAAAGGAACTCTGAATACTTCTTTTTTAGTTGCTCCATCTAAAGTATACCTTTGTAAGGTAATATCGTTAAAAAGAGTACCAAAAGCTACTACGACTTTTCGTATTGTTCTATTATAAAATTGAGCATTACCTAACATTAATCACCACCAAACGGATTTGTTTCTGTCCAATCAATAATGCCATCACTTTCAGCTTCAATACGAGCATTATCTTGAATATCTTCAAAGGCAGTATTCATTACTGTCATCGTATCAACGGTACTAATTGTCCATTGAGCATTACTTGTATTGCCTTTTAATGTGCCTGAACCGAATGTACCAATTGTTCTATACACTTCAAGGTATGTATTTGGAACAAAATCGTAAACAAGAGCTTGTGCTGTTGCTACAGATAAATTAGAACCAACATAAACAAACTCATCATTAAGATATGTGCCTGAACCAGCGCTAATTGTAATTTTTGTTCTTGGGTATTCATCACGGATTTGTTCATCAATTTCGGTAATACCTGTTTCAATAATCTCATTAGAGAATACATATTGTTTAAGTTTGAGTCCATACACATAAACATTACCACCACGACCACGACCTAATGTATAAAACATAGCTTGGTCATTTTCATGTTCTACAAAAGTAATTTCAAAGAAGTTTTGCACCAAAGGAACATAAATTAAATCACCTTCATTTGGTCTTGTTTGTGGAACAGTAGATGCAAATCTACGGCGAGAAACAAGTAGTTGAACTTCATCACGAATTTCTAAACCAAATTTAGATATGAAATCGCCTTCGCCTTCCATACCAGTAACATTTTCCAAATACATTTCAAGTGGATAAGCCGCTACATATTGTTTAAGTGTGTCTTCACCAAAAATATAATCTACACTATCACGGCTACTTTTTGGAAGATAATAAACATCCATGCCATGAATCTTGAGCGATTCAATGACCAAATCTTCAACGAGCAACTGCTCGGAAGTTATATTCTTTGGAAAATTATTGAAATATAGATTGGTAGGCATTCATCACTAACCCATAAACATTTCACTTGGCAAGATATTGTAAGATTGCATCTCTTCTTCTATCTTATCAATTTCGCGTTGAGCTTCTTCCATAATTCTTGGACCATCAAGCGTTACACCACCGGGCAGTTGAACACCAGCAAACTTACTTAAATTAGAACCCCATTGATATTTTATTTTTGCTGTTGTATATTGTTTTAGAAACCTATCGTCCCAAACATCTGAATAACCTTCTTTAGTCATTGTATTGGCAGTCGCATTAGCACTTAATGTGTTGGCTGCAATTAGAATCTCTGTTGGCGAATTAATTTTGCGAACTTGAACTTCTACGCCATTACTGAGCGTAATAAAATCATTCTCAACAATTTCTTGGTCAAATATTGTACCTGTGCCAGTAATTGTATTTGATGTTGTATTGCCTGTTACTGTGCCAGTTAAAGTGATTGTATCTGGCTCTAACTTACGATAACATTCAATAATGACATATTTACCAACTTGTGCATCTCTTGACCAGTCAATATCAAGCATCAATTTGTTTTGATGACGATTAAATCTAAATTGTGGTGTACCAGAAAATAATAAATTTAATGTGCGAATATGTTGCATAGTGATTTCATATGACACATAAGACACAGATGTAAAATCATATAGGTCATGTAAACGTAATTGATAACGCAAGTCAAACATATTTACAGATGAATTAGAATCATCAAATGGTAAAACAGAGTGAACAAATATGACAGCATCTGGCGCATAAATCCAGCGTCTATCAATATCTTCTTGTGTGAATTGATGCTTCATGTAAATCTTTTCACAACCATCAAAGTGATAGTCATGGAAGAATTGTAAAGCATCATCTATACGGTCTTCTAATTGGTCATCATCTACATTTATTTCAATGACAGGGTGACCCAATCTTCGTAAACAATAATCTTTAAATTGCACTCTGGTTGTTGGTTTTGACATGAATTATCCTAATGCAATTGAGAGAGCTAACGCATCGCCAATTGTTGCAAAGCCCGTAATTGCAGTATTAGTGATAGACGATACACGACCATTAGCTGCTAAAGTAATAACTGGAATAATAGTTGAATCACCATAAACTCCAGCCGTTGTTGAAATGTTTGTTACATCGGTGTTAGCAATGCCTGCGGTGCCATTTGCAAGACTGAAAGCTCCATTTGCATGAGCATATGCACTATCTAAACGAGCTTCACCAGCAATATTACTGTAATTAGTGCCATCATTTGAAAATACCCATGTATCAGAAGTTTCATTCCAAAGTAATGACACATTATCAGATGAACCACGGTCTACTTCAATACCAGCATTTACTGTTGGAGATGATGATTGTCCAATAGCTGCATTAAGCGTAAGAATATTATCAGCAATTAATAATGTTGTCGTGTTTGCATAAACGGTTTGACCAACAACAATTAAATTACCAGTAACGGTAGTATCGCCTGTAATTGTACCGCCCGATGAATTAAATTTTGTATTCGAATTGTTAAAAGCTGCGTTTGCATGAGCAAATATGGTTGAATTTGGTTGACCAATGTTAACGTTTCCAACCATTCCTGAATGATTAGAACATTGATAAACATAAGTATTACCTGCTAAAACAGCTGGAACTTTCCAATATAATGTTCCAGAAACTTTACTTTGTGCGTTTGCTTCTGTTGATACTGTTCCATCAGTTGCAACATGTATCAATCCAGTATTGTAATTTGCACCGCCATTTGAAAGGCGAATCATAAAAGGATGACCAGTTACATTTAAATAAAATGCTATTGTTTCTCCTGCGGTAACATATACGGCAGGATTATTGCCAGAATACTGGTCAATTAAATAGGCTGAAGAACCGGAATGTGTTACATCTAATCTTGTTACAGCACTAATATAATTTGAATTTGCTTGTGCAAAAGCTGCATTAGCCTGAACAAAAGCCGCTGAAGATGTTGTTCTCGCTACATTATCAGTAGCAGCACCACCAGAAATGGTATTAGCATAATCAAATACTTGTTGAGCTAAAGAATTAGCAGAATTAGCTTTACTAAAAGCTGCGTTTGCATATGTGCCAGCATTTACGGCATTGATATTAGCAGTATTCGCTAAATCATAAGCAGTTTTAACTGAAGCTGGAGTGGCTGCATTACTTGTTGAAGTGGATATAACCGAATCTTGTAACTGAACAATACCAGTTTGTGTTGTTGTACCTGAACGAATACTTGTATTTGATGCTGATGTTAAGCGACCTTTAGCATCAACCACAAAAGTTGGAACAGAAATACTATCACCATAACCACTTGCAGTTACTCCAGAATCTATTAAACCAATATCTAATGCGTCTGTGCTAGAATTGCCAGATACAAATACGCCATTGGCAACAGCAGAAGTGATTGTAAGTGT